CTACTTTCGGACACGGGTTCGACACCCGTCGCCTCCACCAATAAGGCTCACAATTGTGTCAGTTGTGATTCTGTCTTCATAGACAGTGATTTTTTGAACATGAGTTTGGATTACTTTCTTTTTGTTTTCCAAACTTTTTTGTTTTATATCAGAATCTTTCTTTAAATATTTTTTTATCATATCTTCCGTTGGTGAATTTAATTTTGCCTCTCTTTCAGCTTCATTTATTCTTATAAGCAATGTTGTTTTTCTAGTTTCTAACTGATCTGATTTTTCTTTCATTGATGAATTATAAAAACCATTTGCAATAGCGTCTAGCATATTATCAATTTTAGTTTGAATATCAGCTAATTCTTTTTTATAAATTTTAATATCTTCATTTATTATTTTATTCTGTTCGCTTATAAATGCAAATATATCAGGTACTATATTTTCTATAGCTGAATCTGAAAATATATTATTATATAGGTCATCAATAACCACTTGTTCAACATAATCTTTATTTATAGCTTTCATATCACATTGTTTTGTTCTTTTTCTATTAGAACATTCATAAGTTTCATATAGGCTCTTATTTCTTCCAGCATATCTTCTATTACCAGTCATGGCTGAACCACATTTTCCACAATAGATAAGGCCACTTAAAAGATAAATAGCTTTTGCAGTATTAGCACCTTTATTAATTTTATTACTGTCCATTTTAATCTTCACTCTTTTCCATAGATCTTCTGATATAATTGCAGGCATACCACCTTCGATTTTTATTATTTCATCTTCCGATTTAATTTTATGTGAATTTCTCTTGCCATTAATTTTTTTTGATGATTTATTAAAAATATAAACTCCTCTATATTTTTCATTAGTCAATATTCCATATAAGCTATTCTTGCCAAAGCTTTTACCTGTTTTAGACTTATAGCCTAAATCATTTAATTTATCAATAATAGGAGTATATCCAGTGCCAGATGCATACATTTGGAATATTAGTCTTATAGCATTAGATTCTTTCTCATTTATACAATAAGTTTTATCTGGATTAACATCATAACCTAAGGGTGGAGTTCCACCAGTATGTTTACATTGTAGAGCAGTCTCTTTCATCCCTTTCATGACTTCACGACTAAGATTAATTGAATAGTATTCAGCCATACCTTCAAGAACTGATTCGAGTATTATACTTTCAGGTGAATCATCTAAATGTTCTAATACGGAAATTAATTTTACATGATTATCCTTAAGTTTCTTTTTGTAAAAAGCGCTATCATACCTATTACGAGAAAATCTGTCTAATTTATGAACTATAACAGTATTAAAAATATTGAATTCTGAATCTTTTATCATTTGTAAAAATTGAGGTCTATCGTCTGTTGTAGCAGAACGTGCTTCATCAGTGTATATTTTTACTATTTGAATATTATTATGGCTTGCAAATTCCTTTATGGCTCTAATTTGGGCATCTATACTTTCTTCTCTCTGATTATCTGATGAATAACGTGCGTATATAGCTGCTTTCATTTTTTTCTTCCTTCCCAGTAATTATTTAATCAGAATGTATGTTCTTTTGAGGCTTATAAATTAACCAGTTGTAATATATCAACTGGATTAATACTAATTATTTTATTATTTTTAAATGATCCTGAATAACAAATACATCTTCCTCAGTGTCTTGGACTTTACGCTTAATAAATTTAACATCAGTTTTTATTGATTTAAATTGTTCAGAAAGCTCATCAGCTACTTCACTAGCAACCATTTTGCCTAATCCACTAGAAAGATTATCAATTCTAGCATTAACTTCATTAAAGCCTTTATCAACTTTCATATTGATATTCTGAACATCTTCTTTTATTTCTTGCATTTCTGAATACATTTTAGTAAGTAAATCAAAAATCTCATTATTATCTGCCATTATTAACATCTCCTTTAGTTAAATAATAGTACATATAGTATGTGCATATTATTTTATATTATGTGGTGTTCATCACGAACACCATTATTTATTATCTTCAACAGCATCCCAAAAATCATTTTCATGGAGTATTATTATTTTTTGTCCTTTTTTTCTTTGACTTATGGCTTGTTCAACCTTTCGTCCATAGCAAGAATAAGCCCAACAAGTATTCCCGTTGTCACCTATTATAAGATAATCTGTCTTTTTGGTAACTGAATTTGAAAATAGTCCTCCCAAAGAAGGAATTAGGGTTTCAAAGTCTTTTCTTGTTGCTTTAGTAGACGCACCAGTAAAGCAAAATGTCTTATCTTCAAAATTAATTTCAGGACATACAGAACATATACCTTCAATTGTATAATCATTTTTTAATTGTTCTATTTCTTTAAAATCAATTTCAATAGAGCTATCTTTATCTATAAATTCAGAAAAATATACTTTTAAAATATTTCTTTCATCATCAGTAATGATTCCATCACTCAAAATCGATGTTAGAAGAGTAGATATTTCATCATAAGGATAATAACCTATTAAATAATCATTCTTATTTATCCATTTTTTTAATAATTTAATTTCATCATCAGTAATATAGTTATCTGCAAATATACCATGAAGCAATCCTTGGAGATTTTGTAATCCATGCGTAATGGGGTCATAATAATTATTTCTCTTTTTAGATATAAAATTATCAATTACCCAGTTTATATCTTCTATTTCTTCAGGTGTAAGAATATTATCAGACAGCGCATCAGATATAATAGGTAAAAGTTCATTAAATGGTGTTTTGTCGGAATATTCACCTAATAAAGAACACCAATTACTAAGTTCATCAATTTCTTTTTGACCAATTTCTTCATCAATAGAAATTCCACTTAATATACCTTTTAGTATGTTTAAATATTTATCTCTTTCAGCTTTTCCTGTATATTTTCTAAATTCCATTTTTTCATAGTCACTCATAATTTCGATCCCCTTTACTTGTTTTTAAATTTATATGATATTAATTCAATAGGAACTTCATAAACATATGCCAATTGTTCAATTGAACAGTTCATCAAATATATTTTATCAATTTTCTTTTCATCAATTAGTAATTCAGCAGCGAACTCATTTGCTTCTATTTCAAACTTTCCACGATTATAAAAAGTATGATCATGCAGAAAAAAAGTTGCATTGCTAGAATGTCTTACAGCATGTCCTAATTCATGTGCCAAAACTACATTTAAATCAAAATCATCAATAATCCTAGTCATATTTATCACAATATATTTTTTTCTCAATACCTTTTTGAATATGCCTTTAGGAGAACTAGCAGATAGATATTTATATTTAACTTCAATACGCTCTCCCTTAGCTATGGTATATGGGTCTCTAGTTTTGTATTTTTTTACGAGGCTTCGAACCTTCTTTCTATAATCAACCATATGAACCCACCACCTGTTATTTTTTTCTTTTATTTTTAGCTTTAGCATCCCAAAATAATTCAGACATTAAATCTAACATATCTTTTTTGGCTTCATCATTGAATTCGTCATTCATAAAAAAAGATTCATTGGCTTTTTTCATTTCTTCCAAGTACTGTTTTTTATCCCTGGAAGTAACTTTATATTTATCAGTATACTCTTTAGGGATATCTATTTTATTGATAATGAAATCTTCATTATCGTCTGTGAGCCCTAAAATATAATCTGCTGATTTTTCAAAAATTTCTGAAAGTTTCCTAATGGTATCATCAGTTAAAGGTATTCCACCATTTTCGTATTTTGAAATAGCAGCACGTTTTACACATAATTTATCACCTAAGTCGTCTTGTGTCCAGCCTTTAGCTAATCTAAGTTGTTTAATTCTATTCATACTCAACACCTCAAGATAATTATATAGTATCCTATTAGGAAAATATATTAATGTTCCTAATTGGAAAATTATTTTTTTAAAATCGTTGACAAGTTCCTTTTGAGAAACTATAATTAAAGTATCCCAATGAGAACGGAGGTGAACTAAAAGTGTTTAGTAATCTTAAAACACTAAGAATTGACAATTCAATTTCAGTCGATCAAATGAAGGATTTATTAGGATTAAAAACAAAAGCTGCTTATTATAAAAAAGAAAGTGGAAGTGTAAAATTTACGCTTCATGAAGCAAAAAAGATTTCTGACTTTTTTAAATTATCAATTGAACAAATTTTTTTTGATAGTCACGTTCCTAATAAGAACTATAATACAATTATATAATGCAAAAATTGGATACAACATAGAAGGCTAGTCCAATTTTTGAATATAAACATGTAATATTATTCCAATACTTAATAGTGAGAAAGGAGAAATAAATGGAAAAAAGTAAAAATAAAGATTCTGCATATAGATCGGCAAGAAAACAAGCCGCAGAACATGAGGATAAGTTTAAAAATATGGAGGGAGCTAGTGAGGCTTTATGTATAAGTAGAGATTCTTTGCTTAATTATGAGTTAGGAAGACCAATACCAGTAGATATTGTTTGCAAGATGGCTGATATTTATAATGCTCCAGAATTATTAAATTATTACTGCTGTAATGAATGTCAAATTGGAAAGTTAACCATTAGCCCAATAAGCCAAGAGAATATAAAAAATATATATAAACTTTCAGTTAGTATATTTAATTTATTAAAACCTGGTGAGAAAATGGCGACAATGTTGATGGATGTTGTGGAAGATGGAGTAATAACGGAAGATGAAAAGCCAACAGTAGAGTATATAATTAATAATTTGAAAAAATTATCGGGATGTACAAACGAATTAGTAATAGCTCTAGAAAAATTAGAAATTGAATAGATGTGGGGGATGAAATATGGTAGGAGTTTTAAGAAGTACTTATGATAGAAAAACAGGCAAATGCTTAAGTCGAGAAATAATTGAAGTTTTAGACATGACTGATAAAGAATTTTACGCACCAATAGTTGAAATTGAAGCAAAATGCATTATGGAAAAATTAGCAAAAGAAAGGAAAGAGAAAAATGTGTAAGATTAAATGTCCTCACTTTATCCACAATAGCCATAAATTACGTAGCAAAATTGTGGATAAAAAGAGTAGAAAAGTTCATTTAATTAGGTTTTGTTGTGGGAATTATTCAAAGTGTAAATTGTGTAAGGAGTGTTAGAAATGAAGAGAAGCGAAGTTGAAAAAATATATCAAGAAAATGGATTAAATGATTATAAGCTCACTTGCTTAGCGGATTTAAAAAATTGTCATGGGATTGATGCAGAGCAAATTAATGGTTTTGAAAATTTAACAGATGAGAATAAGGTTATTTTTAAAAGATTTATTATTAATTTCTTTAATTCTATGGGCATGGATAGAAAGATGATTACGGTACCAAAAGCTATAAATTATGTTGAAGAAATAGATTATGTAGCACCACATCCTGATGCAGAAGTTGATGAAGATTATAAGGATTGTTATGTAAGTATAGATACGAAAATAATTGTATTGAGAGCAGATGGAAGTAAAAAGCAGTTACACAAATATTCAGATAGTGAGTATAAGCACTTAAAGCCTACAGATCAATATAGAAAAGAATATTTAAGATTCGCGTTCTTGGAAGGTAAGAGTAAAGTTTGGTTACATGTAACTCATGAAGGCAAGCAATGGTACTAATAAAAAAAGAACCTTACATAAAGGTTCAATAAGTTTTGATTTACGTTCTTTGAGATGCGGATCACTACTCCGTATCTCAATTATAAATTATTTGATTGGAGATGTAAAGATGATAACAGTATTAGATTTAGGAAATAACAATATTAAGGGATTAACAGATATATGTGGTCCGATTAATTTTAGAAGTAATTTAAGTAGGGATTATGAAGCATATCCAGATGGATTTAATTATGTGCTTTTAGATGGACAATATACTTACTTTGAAAAAGGTACTTTTAGTAAGGAGTATATAAAAACCAATAAAGATTATAAGGCCCAATTATTATATGGAATAGCAAAATTAAATCCTGATGCAGATAGTATAGATACTAATTTAACTTTATTGCTGCCAATAAGTGAAATGGAGCATAAGGCAAAGTATGAAGAAGAGTTAAAAAATAAGCAATTTAAATTTGCTGTTAAAGCTAACAAGAAAAAGGATATGATCGTTAAGATAAAAGATGTTTTTGTAGTTCCAGAAGGATATGCAAGTTACTTTACATTAGATGATAAATTGAAGGCAAGTAATGTCTTGATTATAGATATCGGTGGGAGAACAACAAATGTAGTTGCAATGGATTATGGAAAGCCACAAACATTAAATACTTATAAGATTGGTATTTTAGATTTTTATTCAAAGCTTAAGCTCCTAAATGAGGACAAACAGTACAAGCTAGAGGATATTGAAAAAGCAATTCAAAGAGGTGATATTAAGGTATCTCAAAAGGATTTAGCAGTATTCGCAAATGATGTGATAAATGAGATTAGCTTAGCAGTTAATATAAATCATTACAATGTTGTTTTTACTGGTGGAGGTTCTTTAGTTATAGCTGACATAGTAAAAAATAATTTGCCTGAACAATGTAGCATTCTAGATAATGCTTTGTATTCAAATATAAACGGAGCATTAGCAGTTAGTAAGCAAATTTGGAGCGATAAGAGCAATGGCTAAGGGTGTTAGAAAAACTATCATACTTAATGAAAATAATCCAAAAGAAAAATTGATTTTAGATGAATTAGGCAAACAATACAATTATTCGGAGTTTATAAAGGATGCACTTTTTTCTTATATAAAAAGTAACAATAATTTACATGATGATAATTTAATGATAAATGAGTTATCACACAATGATAATAAGATGGTAATTCAATTACCACATGATGATAATGAAGTGATAACACAATTATCAAATAATGATAATAACAATTTTTTTATAGATATAAGCAATGTGTCTGATACAGAACTAAAAATTGATACAGATGAATCAGAAAATCCAAGTCAAAATGCTCTAGATTTTCTTAAAAATAATTTTTGAAAGGAGATAGCAATATGAATTATATGTTTGATTCTAATGTGGCTGAAATAGTTGGTGTGGACGGAGCAGTTATGTTGCAGAATATTAGTTTTTGGATAGAAAAAAATAAGGCTAATAATAAGCATTTTTATGATGATAGCTATTGGACGTATAATACCGTAAATGCTTTTGAAAAATTATTTCCTTTTTGGTCTAAAAAGCAGATATCAAGAATCCTAAAAAATTTAATAGAAGGTGGATATTTGATTGATGGGAATTATAACAAGTTAAACTACGATAGAACTAAGTGGTATGCAATTACCCAAAAGGGATATTCCATTTTACCAAATGGGAAAATGGAAGTTACCAAAGAGGAAATTCCAAATGACCAAACAGGGGAACCTATACCAGATATAAACACATATATAAACACAGATATATATATACCAGGTGATGAAGAAGAGATTTGGAATATGTATCCTAACAAAAGGGGAAAGGCTCAAGCTATTAAAAAAATACCTAGTATATTAAAAAAGTATGGTAAAGACCAATTATCTAGATGTGTTGAAAGATATTCTAATGAGGTTAAGGGAAAAGAAAGTCAATTCATTCTTAATGGATCAACATTTTTTAATGGCAGGTTTGAGGATTACTTAGATAATAATTACAAATCTGATACAGCTATCGATATCAAAGGTAATATTGAACCAAAGACAGTAGAAATAGATAAGTCGAAGTTAGGAGATTTGTAGTATGGAAATTCTAGATAGGATGTTACCTAATAACATCGATGCAGAACAAGCAATCATTGGATGCATAATGAGCAATGCAGATAAATTACTAGAAGTAGAATTAATATTACTACCAGAAGACTTTTATGTTGATAAGCACAAGAAAATCTATGAAGTAGTAATATCACTTTTCAACCGAAGTATTGGAACAGATCTAGTTACAGTATTAGAGGAAATGAGGAAAAAGAACTTACTTGATAAGTGCGGTGGTGTGACTTATGTAACAGAGTTAGCAACTTCATATTTTGAAAGCATTAATATTAAAACATATGCAAATATAGTTAAGGAAAAAGCAAATAGACGAAGATTAATTAAAGCAAGTAAAAGCCTTTTAGAAGGAGCTTATGAAGCAGAAGACATTAAGAGTGTTATTGATAATACTGAAAATGATTTATATCAAATATCTAGTAATCAAAATAAAAATGATTTTGTTCCAATTGATAAAGCTGTAGAGAAAGCATTTATCAATTTAGAGAAAAGATTCAATAATGGTGGAGATTTAATTGGACTATCAAGTGGATTTCAGGATTTAGATAAAATTACATGCGGATTGATAAAAAAGGATTTTGTAATAATAGCAGCAAGACCATCAATGGGTAAAACAGCTCTTGCACTAAACATAGGACAAGCAGCCTCCAAAGATGCAAGTGTAGCTATATTCTCATTGGAAATGTCTAATGATCAGTTAACAGATAGATTACTATCAGCTAAATGCTTAATTGAATATTTAAAAGTTAAAACTGGTCAATTGAATTACAAGGAGTTTGAGGATATTTCTATTGGAGCTAATGATTTAATGACAAGAAAACTGGTTTTGGATGATACAACAACTCTTTTAAGTGATATAAAAGCTAAATGTAGAAAGCTAAAAATACAAAAGGGCCTAGATGTTGTAATAATAGATTATTTACAGCTAATAAGAACTACACTGAAAACATCAAGTAGAGAGCAGGAAGTATCAAATATTTCAAGAGAGCTTAAGGCACTAGCTAAGGAATTAGATATTACTATGATTGCTTTATCTCAGTTATCAAGAGCTCCAGAACAAAGAGCGGATCATAGACCGATTTTATCTGATTTAAGAGAATCAGGATCTATAGAACAGGATGCAGATGTAATTCATTTTCTCTATAGAGATGAGTATTACAACAAAGAAACGGAAGATAAAAACATTGCGGAAGTTATTACAGCTAAGAATCGTAATGGACAAACAACCACTACTAAACTTGCATGGTTAGGGCAATTTCAGAGATTTGGTTCTCTAGATGTTATAAGGAGGTAGAGCAAATGGAGAATAAGAATGAAATTATAGATAAGGTTGTTAAAGCATATTTCGAAAAGCCGGATAAAACTTTGGAAGAAATTTTTAAGGAATATACAAAAGGCTTTTCGGATGATAAGACAAGAGCTTTTTATAAAAAAATAAAAGAAATAGTAAATTGAAGTACTTGCAGGACTAGGAGCGTTGGCAGGGGTTACGAATTGTTAATGTTAAGGTTACTGCAATAAAAAAATATACAAGGGGAGCAATCCTCTTGTAGTAAATAAGGTGTAAGCATGGATATTAAGATAGATAAAACAATTGAATATAAATTCCTAGAAGCATGGGAAAAAGGAATAGATGATAAAAATGTGATAATTACTAGCAAAAAAAGTGGCGAAAGCTACAGAATTGATATATCAGAAAAGCAGAATAAATTAAAGTTTTATAATCCAGTAATAGCTAATTGGCAGTCATGCACCTATGTGTTACCAGAAGAGATATTTGATGTGTGGTATGTGACCGCAGTATAGGGGGAAGGAGTAACAATTATGAGTAATAATATAAAAGATTTACTAGTAGCAAACGGATATGGATTTTATACAGCAGCATCATGTAGAGAAACTGGCCTGCCTATGTTAGATGGTGGAAGTTATAAAAAATATGCTGATAAATGGTTATCAGCGTCAAGGTGTAAAAGAATAAGGCAACCAGTTAAGGAAGATGAAGAGCCAGTTGCATTTTATAGATGCCAAAAGGGATATTGCTCTTTATATAACAGAGAAAATACGGAAGTCAAAAATTTATTAGAATATGTAACTCAATATCAATTAGATATAATGAGACATTGTGTTGGTATAGGAAGAAAAAATAAACCATATAGAAATTATTTTTTTACTCAGGAAACAGATAAAGATTGGAATGAATTAGTTCAAAAAGGCTTAGCTGAAAAAGGCACTAATCATCCAAATAATGATGAATGTATTTACTTTTGGTTAAGCAAGCAAGGACTAGAATTAATTCTTGGAAGATCAGTAAGTGATAAATTTTATAAAGAGCTATAAGCAAAAAATATATATGGAGGGAGATCATGATAAAACAATTAATTGCTAAAGTTAAAGAAAATGCTACAGATGATTGGAAATTAGTAGCTGGATTAGAGATAGCAGTCATTGAGCTACAAGAAAATTCAAATGAATTTTTGGTATTAAGACCTATTCAATTAGATCAAATGGAGAAATTCTTTAAAGTAATGCATGAAACTTTTGGTAAAAACGAATTCTATGAAGATTATGATTATTTCGTATGTTATGCAGTCAGTGAAGATTGTGACGATATTCTATTAACAATCACTAAGGAAAATATAGAGGAATTAAGACAAGCCACTAAAAAAGACGTATTAATTCATAATAAAAATTTAGAGATATTAAAGAAAAATCATAATTGGTATAAATATAAAAATTGATTGTAATAATGCGTAAAGTGTAGATAATGCGAAGCAAATTAAGGGAGGAATTTTTATGAAATATGTACATCCAAAACATTACAATGGGCTAAAATTTGATACTCCACACAATCAGGATATAGTAAAAGCAAGGGTTGAAAAGTATTGCCTTAAATGTGATTTATTCATGGGAAAAGAGCATGATTTTTCTGAATGTCAGACATTTGATAAACGTAAAAACGGAGAAATAGTTGAAAAGAAAAATTGTCCGTTTGATAATATGGCGGTTTCACTTATTCAACCTGAAATAAGATGCAAAACAGAAGAAGAGTGATGCACACTACTAAAAAGGGGTGAATTAGATGGAAGTTGAAGATGATTTTATTGATGAAGAAATGTAGATTTGAAGTAACAATTAAAAATATAGGGAGGAATATCAATGGCAGTAGCTGATTATACAACTGTACAAAAATCAAGTGTTGATGATGTTATCAAAGATGCGTTAGAAGTAGATCATATTACATCAGCACCAATTGAACATTATACTCAAGATGAACTTAAAGAAATGGCGGAAAAAGCAAAGAAAAATAATTTAGTTATTTCTATAAGAGCAGAACACAGCAATTTTTATCAAGGAGTGTTGTTGAGTTTCATAAAGCGTAAAAGTATTGATGATACGTTTGTGAAGTACATTTAATTATAAGGAGAATTAGTCATGCTAAAAATAAGAGTGACTTTTGTAGATGATAGAGATGGACAAGTAGAGCTTGAGGAAGCAAAACAAATATTTAAAGATAATTATAGAATTTTAAATGAAAGTAGAATTTATAAAGGCAGAAATAAAAGTAAATATTCTAATGTTTATTTAGAGATTGAAAAAAGAAAATAAGAAAAAGGTGTTCATCACGAACACCTTCACCAGATTAGAGAATACAAATTGGAACGTAGGTTCTCTAATCAACCTATCTAAATTATACCATATTTTAAAGGATAGGTGATAAAAATGGCAGAAATAAAAAGTATATTTAATATCTATAGAGAAAGAAAATGTAAGATTGATAATTTAGAAATTGAAATTGAAAATTTGAGACTAAGTGGATCAGATGAAAGTGACATAAGAATAGAAATTTTAACTAAGGAAATTAATAGATTAAAAAATGAAAATAAAAGAATTGATAATATGTTAAATTTATTGCCTGAAAAAGAATATAAGGTTATAAAATTAGTTTTAATAGATTGTAAGGATAAGAAAAAAGCCGCTAATGAAATTGATAGAACAGAAAGGCAGTTAAATAGAATTTTAAATAGAGCTGCTAAAAAGATAGTACTATAGGGTGCAAATGCATCCTTATTTTTTTATAGAATGTCTCAAAAATGTCCTAAAAGTGTCCCGAAAATGTCTTAAAAATGTCCCACAAATGTCCTGAAATTTATGATAATATATGTACATAAATAAGTAATAAACACAAAATACAAGTTCATATTTCTCATTTTACTTTTATAAAAATAAGGAATGTCCAGTCTTATGGTTTGGGTGAACTATATTCATTTTTAAGGTGGTGGAACTTTTGGAAGCTAAAGCGGATAAAAATCCAATAGAAGAATTGTATTTAAAGGGATATGATGCAAGTCAAATCGCTAAGAAGTTAGGGAAAAAAGTTGAAGCAGTTAGAAAGTACATCCAAAGAAACTTTAGTCATTTGAAACATAAACATGATATAGCAGTTGTTCAAAGACGTGAAAGTATAAAGGCTACGAATTATGAAGCTAATAAATACATGGGTGATAGTACATTTATAAAAAAGAATAGATCAATATATAAAACTAAACCTGATGGAGATTTGGTAATTAACAGAGAAGTTGCTCCAATTGTTACATGGGATACACCTAAAAGGTTGGTTAATGAAAATAAAATGATATAGAAATTAAAGAGTTGTTATATTAGAAAATAATATAGCAGCTCTTTTTAATTGCATTTTAGGAGGGAGTTTATGAGGGTAAAAGATGTTTTAAGAGAAACTGACATTGGAAATTATAAAAAGCTTATGGGAATGAAGAATAAAAAGAAAAGTGAGAAACTAAGTGAGCGTGATATAAGAGAACTGATGTCTCATAGTTCATATACAAGACACAAAGGAGCGATAAAGCAGGTGAAATAAGATGGAACGAGTAAGAGATTGGGAAAAAGGTACAGCAGCACCAATACCACAAAATAAATATGAGAGATTTAAGGAAGCGTTAATTGAATATAGTAAAAGGTATTCTGAAAGAAATTTAATATTATTTATATTGGCTAGAGCTACAGGTTATAGAATGCAAGATCTAGTTCAACTTACAATAGGAGAAATAAAAGATGCGCTAGAAAATGGATATTTTTTAATTCAGGAATCAAAACAATACAATCAATGGATCGCTAATTTAAATAGATATCCTAACCGAAGGAAGCCTGAAAAGCGAAAAGTATATATTGGCAACAACTTAGAGAAATATTTAAGAGACTATATCAAAGGTAAAAAAAGAGCAGAATATGCTTTTCCTTCAAATAAATCTAAAAGTGGCATTGAACCAATAGAACAAAAATCATATAGCTTAATACTTACTGAGGTTGGAAAAGTTATTGGACTAAAACATATAAGTGGTCATAGTCCTAGAAAAACTTATGCTACAAGAATATATGAAAGATCTGGTGGAGATTTAGAAAAAGTTAGAATTGCATTAAATCATCAATCAATAGAAGAAACAAAACGGTACCTAGGTATTAAAGAAAAGATGAAAGAGGATGCAGCTAAAATTGCTGATGAAGATATATAATGCGTAAAAAATAAACTGGTACTTATTTTATATAGTTTTAAAAAATTATTACTAATATATGTGCCTTAAAAAAGATATCAGTAATCCTCCATGTTATTACCTATTATCTAACAAATACTAAAATGGGGATAAAGCTAGTCATTTCAATATCTTAGGAACATTTGCATAAAGTCATTAAAAATATAAAAAAATGTGAGGTTTTAAAAGTTGGGAAATACACCGAAAATCAAGGCATTTAAAATCATGATTGTCTAAATGGAAAGGAGGTGTTTTCACATGGCAAAAAGCAAATGGAATGAAGTTAAAGAAAAACTGGCAGACGTTGAATTATGGGCGTCTATGGGATTATCTGAAACGCAAATCGCTTATAATTTAGGCATAAGTAGAGCGACCTTAGAGAACTATAAAAGAGATCATTTAGACATTTTAGAAAGTTTAAAAAGGGGTAAAAATCAGGCTGATTTCAAAGTTGAAAATGCATTATATAAAAAGGCTACTGGATATGAAGTCAAAGAGACTGTAGCAGTTAAATTAAAAGACATTTATTATGACGATAGAGGCAACAAATGTCAGAAAGAAAACTTAGGTACAGTTGAAGTAACAAAAGAGATACCAGCAGATGTTCAAGCAATTAAGTTCTGGCTAATCAATAGAAAGCAAGGACGATGGAAGGATAACCCTACAAGAGCCGAAATAGATAAAGCATTATTGGAGCTTAAGAAAGAGGAAGCAGATGAGAGAAAAAAACTTATGAAAGAATGGAATGAGTGATGATATGTAAAAGATGTAGTAGGTGTGGTAAGAGAATACAAACAGGATCTAAATGTAACTGCTCTCAAAAGAGATATAAAGAATATGATAAAGACAAAATTAATAGCAAAGAGAAGAAATTCTACTCAAGTGATCAGTGGAATAAGATCAAAGATAAAGCAAAAGAGTTATATGAATATATCGATATTTATAGTTATTATGTCTCAAATAAATTAGAGTATGGTCAAACAGTCCACCATATTGTACCTATTAAAAGAGAATGGGAAAAGAGATTTGCTCTAGATAATCTTATATACCTGACGGAAAGTAATCATAGAGTTATTCATAATAGGATGGAGAATGGTGAATATAATGAGGTTATTAATGAATTAAATAAGTTAGTAGCTAGATTCAAAAAAGAATTTGATATAGAGGAATAATAGCATAGGGGGATGTCGAAAATGTTTTTAAGATAAATTTCTAGACCGCACCCCCAGCTTTCATTTCTCAAAAATCCCAATAAAAAATTTAAATAGTAAATTTCAAATGAAAGAAGGTGTAAAAAATGCCAAGGGGAAGAAAGTCATTAGAAATGCAAAAGAAGCATTTAACTAATGAGGAAAAAGTCCAGAAGGAACAGCAAGAAGAAATGCTGGTATTAGGGAAAGAGCAATTGAAAAAAGCACCTTCTTGGCTTATCGATGATATTGCAAAAAAAGAATTTAGAAGAGTTGTTAAGGAGATTGATAAAATTGATATACTTGGGAATCTAGATTTGAATAATTTGGGTGGATATTGTAATTCATATTCGTTGTATCTAAAAGCAACATCTGAATTGCAGGATAAGCCCCTAATATCAAAGAAAATGACAAAGTCAGGTATTATAACAGTTGAAAATCCATTAATCAAAATTCAAAAAAATTATGCAGAAGAAATGAGAAAGTTTGCTTCACTTTGTGGAATGACTATTGATAGTAGATTAAAAGTTGCTACAGTTAAAACTAGTAAGCAGCAAGAAGATATTACAGATGAGTTCGGTGATATTTAGTGACTATTAAAGAAGAATTAATTAAATATTCTAATGATTGTTTAAATGATATAATACCAAGCGGTAAAAAACATAAATGGGCATGTTTAAGATTTTTAAATGATATAAAAAATTCTGAATTAAATATATTAAGTACACCATTTGAGTATTACTGGAATGAAGAAGAAGCTAATAAGATTGTTAAATGGTTTGGATATTTAAAGCATAGCAAGGGTGTATTAGCAGGGCAATTTATAACTTTAAATACGTGGCAAAAGTTTTGCTTATGTCAGATTTATGGATGGGAGCATAAAGAAACATTTTTAAGGAGATTTACAAAATCTTTTATAGAAGTGGCTAGAAAAAATGCTAAGTCACAAATGGAAGCTGGAGTAACACTCTATGAAATGTCTACGAGGGCTACTAAGAATAAGGAAATTTATGAGTGTTATTGTGCTGGAGTAAAAAGAGAACAATCAGAAGTTATATTCAATGAGTGCAAGAATATGTTAAAGGGGTCTCCACTAAGAGGCAAATTTAAAATAACAAAGAACAGTATACAGCATGTAAAAACTACGAGCAGCTTAAAACCGCTTAACAAACAAGACGGTAAAGAAGGGGATGGAAGCAATCCAGCTTTACTGGTATTAGATGAATATCATCAGCACAAGACAACTGAGTTTTATGACCTAGGGTTAGGTGGTAATACTAAAGAAAGTTTATTAATGATTATTACTACTGCTGGAGTTGATTTAACTTACCCATGTTTTACTCAAGAGTATACTTATTGCTCGAAGATACTAGATCCGAATGTCGATATTGATAATGAAGAATATTTTATTGATATATGTGAAATAGATGAAGATGATGACATTGAGGATGAGGAAAGTTGGAAAAAAGCGAATCCAATTAGAATGACATATGATGCAGGTATTAAAAAAATACGTGGAGAGTATAAAATCGCCAAAGAAATTCCTGAAAAGATGATTGCATTTCTAACAAAATGCCTTAATAAATGGGTACAAGCCAAGGAAAATGGCTATATGAATATGGCTAAATGGAAGAAATGCGAAGTAAAAGAGATACCTTATGATCTAAGAAATAGGGTAGTATATGTTGGATTTGATATGTCAGCGAAGATAGATTTAACTTCGGTGGCTTTTATTATACCTATTTTAAGTGATGAGTTAGATTCTAGTGGTAAGAAAATAGTAAAATACGTTTGTTTTAGTCATTCTTTTATACCTAATCAAACAAAACTAAGGGAAAGGATGGCAGTAGATAAAGTTCCTTATGATTCATGGGAAAGATCTGATTATTTAACTATAACTAATACTGAAATAGTAGATCAGCAACAAGTTATGGATTATGTATTAGAAACTTGTAAGAAAAATAACTGGAGAATAGAAACACTATGTTTTGATCCAGCAAATGCAAGTAAAATGATGATTGATTTAAGCAATGAGGGGTATGTAGTTGAAGAAGTATTCCAAAGTCATAAATCTTTGAATGAATCTACACAAGGATTTAGAGAGCAGATTTATTGCGGCAATGTTATCTATACTAATAATCCATTATTAAATTATGCAATGAGCAATGCAGTAATAAAAACTAATAATGGTCTTATAAAAATTGATAAAGATGCTACAACAAAAAGAATTGACCCAGTTGATGCTCTATTATGTGCCTTTAAATTAGCACTATATCATGAATTTATAGACATAACTGATACAGATGAGTGGCTAGAGAAAGATGAATGGTAAGGAGGTGATAAAGCAAATGGGAGTTATAAGTAAAATAAAGAATACTTTTAAAAATCAATCAACATCCGAAGTTGAAACGATAGGAACTAATCCAACGCTAGAACAGTTAGAAAGCTTTTTTCATACAAGCATAGAAGAAATTTCTAACTCTAAATTAACAAGTGCATCGTATTATGCATGTATGCAAATAAGATGCAATGCAATTGCAAAATTACCAATTAAGTTAATGCAAGAAACTGAAAAAGGCGCAAATAAGGCAGTTGACCATAACTTATATAAGCTTTTAAAGAAAAGACCAAATCCATTTACTAACGCGCACGATTTTTTGTGGGCAACAGAATTCCAAAGATTAGAGCATGGTAATTCATTTTGGGTAATGGGGAATGATATTAAGGGGAATATAACTGCTTTATATTTGTTAGACAGTACAAGAGTTCAAATTATAGTAGATAATACAGGAATATTAGATAAGAAAAATGCAGTTTATTATTTATATTCAGATAGTAAAAAAGGAGAATTACTATATACAAGTGATAATATAGTGCATTTTAAAAATTTCAGCATGGATGGGTTGAAAGGTACGAGCATTAAAAAATATATTGCTGATGTAATAGCAAATGAGCAATATTCTAATAAAATCTTAAAAGACAGGTATAAAAATGGATTACTGGACCCGATAATTGTTCAATATATTGGCGATTTGAATGATGCAAAACAACAGAAGATTAAAAAGAAATTCGCTGATATGGGTGGAGCTAAAAATGCTGGTAAAGTTGTACCTATTCCAACCGATTTTAAGGTTGAGCAATTAGAAACCAAATTAGTCAATAGTCAGTTCTTTCAATTGCAAGGGCTAACAACAAGACATATTGCTAATGCATTTGGAGTCAAGGGATTTCAGCTTAATGATATGGAGAAGAGCACATATAACAACATAGAACAGCAGAATAAAGCATTCTACAGTGATACGTTGCAGAATACTTTGACTACTTATGAGCAGGAAATGGATTATAAATTACTTACTGAGGATGAGCAAGATGAGGAAGGTTATTACTGGCAGTTTAATGTTGATAGTATTTTAAGAAGCGATTTAGCCAGTAGGACAGCATCTTATGTTGCAGGTATAAATAATTCCTATATGACTATAGCTGAAGTAAGAAAAAAAGAAAATTTGTCTTATATAGAAGGAACAGATCAGTTAATTGTAGGTAATGGCGCAAGTATTTTCTTAAAAGATTTAGGAAAACAATACGATAAAGGTGGTGGTAATAATGAGTAAGTTAAGTTATTTAAAAGTTAAAAATTCAACAGATACTAGCGCAGATATATATTTTTATGGAGACATAGTTGGCGATGAGTGGGAAAAGTGGTGTGATACAGATACTTGCCCACAAGATGTGGTTGAAGCACTTAATGAAGCACAAGGAAAAGATTTAAATATTTATATAAATAGTGGTGGAGGTTCTGTATTTGCTGGACTTGCTATATATAATATGTTAAATAGAGCAACTGGAAAGAAAAAATGTCATATAGATGGAATGGCAGCATCAATAGCTAGTGTTATTTGCATGGCAGCTGATGAAATAATAATGCCAAACAATTCATATCTGATGATTCATAAACCAAGTAACATAGTATGGGGAAATGCAACAGATATGAGAAAAATGGCTGATGATTTGGACACTATTCAAATAGGAATTGAAAATGTATATAAAACTAAGCTAAAAGATGGCATTGATATAGAAACTATAAAAGATTTAATGGATAAAGAGACTTGGTTACCAGCAAATGAAGCTGAGAAATATTTTAATGTCAAGGTAATTGAAGAGAACAAAGCAGTTGCAAAAGTGGATTTTAATAATTTTAAAAATTATAGAAATATACCAGAGGAATTTAAAGATAAAATTCAAAAAGGTGATCGTGACGAACACCTAAAACTAGATAGTGAGTTAAAAAATAAACTACAAATTGAGCTTGAGTTGCTTGATATGTAGTTTTTTTGTACTAAAAATTTCAGATAAGGAAGTGTATTAAATGAAAAAAAGTATAGCAATGAAAAATAATTTAGAAAAATTAAAGAATGAGGCTCAAGTGTTATTAGATAATAACAAAGTTGAAGATGCTAAGAACAAGATGGAAGAGGTTAGAACGTTAAAAGCAGCTATCGAAGTTCAAGAAGAACTTGAACAAGAAGAAGAAGCAATATTAGCTGCACAAGCAGAAGCAGAAAAAGAGTCAGAAGAAGGCTCAGCAAAAGATTCTAAAAATAAAACAAAAGAAAATGCAAATATGATAAGAGCAATGATAAAGAAGGTTACAGGTAAAAAGCTAACAGAAGCTGAAAATGCATTGATATTACCAACTACAACCACTCCAGAAGGTACAAATGGAGAAGGTTATATATTACCTCAGGATATAAGAACTTTAATTCAAAAGAAGATAAGACAATATAAATCTTTAAGAGATGTATTGGGGTACATGCCTGTTGGAGCATTGACAGGATCTTTCCCGGTTGAAAACTTTGAGACTGTATCAGGATTAGTAGATTTTGCTGATGGTACAGATGGAGAAGATGAGGATGAAATCAAATTTAAAAATGTGAAATTCTCATTACAAGAAAAGGCGGCATTCATAAAATTATCAAATACACTATTATCTCTAACAGACAACGCTCTAATTAATTATGTAGTAGATGTATTTGCAAGAAAAGCTGTTGTGACAGAAAATACTATGGGTTTAGCAGCATTAAAATCTAATAAGACAGTAAAAACTATTGCTGACTGGAAGGCGTTAAAATCATCAATAAATAAAGATTTAGATCCAGGAGTATTATTTGGAACTGTTATAGTTACTAATCAAGATGGATTTGACGTTCTTGATGCTGCTTTAGATTCTTTTGGAAGACCAATATTACAGCCAAATCCAGCAAATCCAACTCAAAATTTGTTTAAAGGTTACCCAGTAGTAGTTTATTCTAATACAATGTTGTCAACAACGAATGGTAAAGCTCCTATTATTTATGGAAATTTAAGTTGTGCAGTATGTTTTGTAGATTTAAATGGTCAAATAGCATTTGCAACGTCAAGTGAAGCAGGATTTATGAGTAATACTACTATTGCGAGACTTATTGAATTTATCGATGTAGTACAATGTGATAGCTCTGATAAGTGTTATATATATGGAGAATTAGCAGTTGGAGCATCAGCTTAATTTTAGGGCTTAATGCCCTTCCTTCAGTGGGAGGTAATATGGATTTATCAACAATAAAGAGTTTTTTAAGAGTAGATTTTGATGATGATGATGAATTAATTAAACTATTCATTGAAGTTGGAAAGAAGTATATTACAGATGGATTTGCAGAATATAGTGATGAAAACCCATCACATAAGTTATTATTATTAAAGGCTATTAAAACTTTATATGATAGTAGAGATGATAATAATGATAGTGTTTATTTGAGTATAAAACTTCAAGAAAACTTAGGGGGATTAGATGGATAAGCTAGCTGATAGATTAAATAATAGAATAGATGTTTATGAAAAAGTTAAATTCGAAAATGAATTTCATGAAGAAGATTATCATTTTGATAAGATAAAATCTGTTTGGAGTGAAATAATTCCTACAGGTGGAAGTTTGGCAACTGGCCAAGGCGATACTATTTATGCAAAAATAACTCATAAAATTACTGTTAGAGATAAATCTATACCTAATTTATCTAATGATATGTATTTTATGTATAAAGGATTAAGGTATGATATTAATTTCTTTCAACCAAATTACAAATATAAAGATGCTATAGAGATTATGTGTACGTTAGTTATACAAGACCCAAAGGACTTGGGGGTACAAGAAGATGGATGATGGCTTTAATTTTAAAGAGTTAGATTCATTTCAAAAGCAAATGTTAGAGGTTGCTAATGATACAATGCCTAAAGAATCTAAGAAATTTATTAGAAAAGAAGGTACTAAGTTAAGAAAAAATACAGCTAAAAAGGCAAGACAAAAGGTAAAGAAGGAAACAGGTAAATACTTTAAATCTATTAAACGAGGAAAGGTTTATTATTATAATGGTAACCTATCTATAAGAACTTATTCTACAGCTCCACATGCACATTTAATAGAGAAAGGTCATAGGCAAGTAACTAAAGATGGGAAAGAAGTTGGTTGGGTAGATGGAAAACATATTTTCGAAGATACTCAGAAAGAATTTGAAGAACAATATTTTAAAGATAATGAAGAATTTGTAGAAGAAATAGTAAAGACTTTATTAGTAAATAAGTTGAAAGGTTAAGTTTATATGGTAACGTTGAATGAAATAAGAACAGCAATTAATAATACTATTATTAATGCACTAAAAGGTACTAAATTTGAAGGAGTTAAACCTACAGCAATAGATTTTACAGATGGAATACCAAGGCCATCTATAAGACTAATCTTTGACAATTCTAGAACTGGAAAGTCTAATAGTAATTTGAAAGAAAGAACCCTAACAGTTAGGGTTTATTTTTATGCTGAAAATAAGGATAGATATAGAAATGACAACATAGAAATGCAAGATATATTGGAAAATACATTTTTAGAAGATGTAAAGGTTACTGATACGTTTTATATGCCACTTGTTGAAGATGGAGAAGTTGAATGTGAGGTAGTTGATACAGTACTTCAATGCAGTTTTGATTTATATTCTCTTGAGGAAATATATGATGATTCTAACTTAGAACCAATAGAAGAATTAAACTTCAACTTAAATTTAGAAGAATAGGAGTGATGATATGACAGTTACAATGCCAAATATTGATGTATCATTCAGTCAAAAAGCGGCTTCGCTTCCTGAGAGAAGTGAAAGAGGTTATGCAATATTAATAGTTAAAGATGATACAAGTGCAATGTTCAATTATAAAGAATATTCCGATATAACTGAGATAGACACTGATAAGGAATTATACACAGAAGGTAACTTACAATATTTAAAAGATATATTTACATTTGCCCCATATAAGGCTTGTGTAGTGAAAATTGGGAATACAGCAACTATTTCTGATGCATTAAAAATTGTTATCGAGAATGTAAAAACAGGATGGATAACAATGGCAGATGGTGAAACAGAAGATTTTACAACTTTATCAAGTTGGATAAAATCGCAAGTAGCTAATAAAAAAACTTATAAAGCGGTAGTATACAATGTAACTTCACCAGATGAAAAGCATATAGTTAATTTTGTTAATACAAAGATAACTTTTAGTGATAGCAGAGGTGAACAAACAGGAGAAAAATATTGTCCAAGTCTTATTGGAATTTTAGCAAAATGTAATATTACACAAGGATGCAATAACTTTAGATGTACAAATCTTAGTAAGGTTTCAGAGGTTGATGGTAGAAATGAGGCTCTAGGTGCAGGGAAGTTTATTTTAATTAATGATGGTGCAGATGTTAGAATTGCACGTGGAATTAACAGTTTAACTACTACTAATGGTAAAACAGCTACAGAAGATATGAAAGAGATAGAAGTAGTTGAAGCAATGGATCTTATGCAAGATGATATTTCAACTACATTTAAAGAGGATTATCTCGGTGGTGGATATAAGAATAAATATGATAATCAAATTTTATTTATTTCAGCAGTTAATGGCTATTTTAAAAAATTATCAGCTAATGGAACAGACGTATTAGATGAAGAATATGAAAATAAAAGTGATATAAATGTTGAAGAACAAAGAGCAGCATGGATAGCAGCAGGCACAAATGAGGCTAAAGATTGGACAGATATCCAAGTTAGAAAAAATACATTTAAGAGAAGTTTATTTATTAATGCTAATGTGAAAATATTACAAAGCATGGTTGATTTAGACTTTGCAATTAATTTAGCTTAGAGAGGAGGAAATAAACATGGGAAATCAAGCATTAGCGAATAAGGTTTTGACAGGCAGCAGTGGTAATCTGTGGTTTAATGGACAGCTTTTAGCTAATTTAAGTAAGATTGAAGCTAAAGTAAAAGGTAATTTTGAAACGGTTGAGTTTTGTGGAGATAATGCAACATATAGCAGATATAATGGGTGGTCAGGAGAAGGTACTCTTACAGTAAAAAAAGTTGATAGTACAATATGGAAGATTTGTGCTGATGCATATAAAAGTGGAGTTATGCCAGATATAAAATTAATATCAAGTTTAACTGATAAAGCAACAGGAAAAAGTGAAAAAGCGAGTATAGAGGGAGTAGTAATAACTGAATTCTTACTTGCTGGGTTTGAATCTAAAAAAATAATTGAAGAAGAGTTTCCGTTTAACTTTGGAGACTTCGATGCTATTGAAACTATTTAATATTAAGATGCTTATAATTAAGCATCTTTTCAATTTTAAAATAAAATTTTGGAGGAATATTATGAACAAAATGTCATTAGAGGATTTTATTAAAAAGGGATTAGAGAAAAGTGAAGGAATAAGGAAAGAAGCGGATATAGAGATAGAAGGATATGGACCTATAAGCTTTATAAGACCTACAGAAGATAATCTTTTAGAGTATTTAGATGCTCAGGCAAATGCAATTAAGATGAATAAAAATGAAGAGATAATCGGTACAGATTATAAATTATTGATCAATGCGTCTAAAGAATTCATTTATTTTTCTTGTCCATTTTTACAAAATCCAGAATTGCATAAAGCTTGGGGAATAAAAGATCCTTTAGATGCACCAGTAAAGGCTTTTGGAGTTGAAAATTTAGCTGGAATAGCTAAAAAGATAAAGGAAACTTTTGGAGATGGTAAAAAGACTAAAGAAAAATTAAAAAACTAATAAGGGGGAATGGCAAAGGAGAGATAGGACCATTATTTTGGTTAGGTTATTTCTTTGAATGTGGTCATTCCCTCGAATATTTATGGAGTTTACCTAAAACTCAAAAAGAGCTTTTAATGGAATATGTTATTTATAAAAATGAATTAACGAATGCTAAACCACCCAAAAATTAATGTGGAGGTGATAATTTGGCATCTAAAGTAATTAATACCATATTAAATTTGAAAGATAATTTTAGTGACACTATTCAGAATGTTGCTAAAAATACTCAAGGATTTAAGTCTGGTATGAAGGATACAGAAGATCAGGCTGTTAAAATGAAAAAAACAGTTAGTGAAGCTTTTAGTATTGTTAAAGACTCTATGCTTAGGGGAATCGGCTTTGGTGCTGGTATGGATATATGGGAGAGCATGAAAGATGGTATAGTTGAAACTGTTACTTTCGGAAATGAGCTTCAAAAATCTCTAAATGGAGTTATGACATCTAGTGGACTTGCTGAAACTGGCATGGATAGAATGAAAAATGTCATGCTAGATATATACAATGATAATTTTGGAGAGAATTTCGAAGAGATAGGCGAAGCATTAAAAGCAGTAGGAGAGCAAACTGGATATACTGGTGATGATTTAAAAGGACTAACTGAAAATGCAATAGCATTAAAAGATACTTTTGGATATGAGGTAAATGAATCTGTTAGATCAGCATCAACTTTAATGAAACAATTTGGAGTAGATGGTGATGAAGCATTTAATTTAATTGCACAAGGGAAACAAGGCGGATTAGATTTTAGTGGAGAAATGTTAGATTCTATCAATGAATATAGTGTGCAATTCAAAAAACTTGGATTAAATGCTGAAGATATGTTTAATGTATTCTCAGCAGGATCACAAGAAGGTGCTTTTAATTTAGACAAAGTTGGAGATGCAGTTAAAGAATTTTCTATAAGAGCTGTTGATGGAAGTAAAACAACAGAAGATGGATTCACTCAGCTTGGATTTAATGCTGATGATTTAGCAGCTAAATTTGCTCAAGGCGGAGATAGCGCAAAAGATACTTTTGAGGATGTTATTGCAGCTTTATCAAATATGAAAGACCCTTTAAAACAAAGCCAAATAGGCGTCGAACTGTTTGGAACGCAATTTGAAGATTTAGGTATAAACGTAATTGAAAGCTTAGGAAATGTTGATGGAGAAATAAGCAACACATATGATGCTTTGGCACAAATAAACAAAATAAAATATAGCGATGTAGGTAGTGCATTTGAGGGAATTAAACGCAATATTCAAACAAGCGTATTAATTCCAATCTCGGATGCTGTACTACCGCGTTTAAATGATTTTGCAAATTGGTTTAGAAGTAATATTCCTGAAATAAAAGAAGATATAGGTGGAGTAACTAATACTTTTTTAAGTGTTGGAGGTTCAATTATAGACAAAATTGTGCCTTCGCTTGGTAATTTAATAGGTTCTGCATCTAATTTGGTAAGCACCATTTATAATAGTGTTGTACCATCATTTTCAGCTATAACACCTGATAATTGGGATTCTGTAAGTGATGCTATTTCTGGAATAATTGATGGAGCTACAGGAGTAGTTAATTTTGTAAATGACAATTGGCCAACAATTGAACCAGTTGTATATAGTATAGTTGGAGCAATCGCTGCATGGCAGTTAGCTATCGTTGGAGTTAATACTTGGATTGGAATTACAACATTTGCAACTAGTGCATGGGGAACAATAGAACTTATGATTTGGGGGATACAAAATGCTACAAGTGCCTGGGAAGCAGCACAATGGCTGTTAAATGTAGCAATGGATGCAAATCCAATTGGAGTTGTAACACTTGCAATAGCTGGTTTAGGATTTGCAATATATGAAGTTGTAAAACACTTTAAAGATATTTGTGAATGGGCAGAAAATGCATGGGGAAAACTTAAGAAGTTTCTTGGATTAGATGGCTCTACAGTTAATGTAACAGCAACAGAAACAGTTACATCCGTAACAAATGGAAGCGGAGATCCAGTGTATACAAGAACGCCTATGAATGCAACAGGAACACATTACTGGCCTGGTGGCCCTACTAGAATGAATGAGTTTGGAAATGGAGAAATGGCAATACTGCCAAGTGGATCGAAAGTTATTCCGGCAGGTCAAACAGATAAGATATTGAATAATAGTAGTCAACCATTTATTGTACAATTGATTGTTCAAGGTAATTTAATAGGAAATGAGGAATATGCAGATATATTAGGTCAGCATATTTACAATAAACTTTATTATCAAATGGTTAATTCATAGAAAGGAAGGTAATAATGAGTAATTATAATATTTATGTTAGTGATTATAATAGAACAAAAGTATTACAATTTCCAACGATTCCACCTAAGTTACCTTCCTTTTCTAGTGATAGCAAGAATGAGGAGTTTGAAACTTATTGGGATATACCATATAACTTTATTGAGAAAAAAGGATTAATTAAAAGTTCCTGGAGTGATTGGCTTCCAAGAGACGCAAGTAAGTATTATTTCTCTAAAAGTAAAGTTAATGCAAAGGAAATAATCGATTTAATTGAAAATGCTAAAACTAATGCTGAACCTATTCGAGTGGTAATAAGTACTCCTGATGGATATTATGTAAATGATTCTTTTAGCGTTGAAAAATTTGAGCATTCAATAATGAAAAATGGCGATTATGAATATAGCTTAGATCTTAAGCAGTGGCGAGATTATAATACTATTATTACGCAAACTAGCACAGTAGGATGGCAACAAGATAATACTGGATGGTGGTACGTATATGATGCAAATGGAAGTTATTATATGGGGAATTGGCAGCTTATAAACAATGAATGGTATAATTTTAGAACAGATGGCTATGCACAACAAAATAGTTGGCTTCAAGATGGAGGTTATTGGTATTATTTTAAAGATAGTTGTGCTATGGCTAGAAATGAATGGATTCAATATAACAATAAATGGTATTATTTTGGTTCTGATGGAGCAATGTATTTTAGTGGATCTGCGACAATAGATGGAGTTAAATATACATTTGATGATGATGGAGCTTTAATTGAAAGTTAGGTGATAATGTGTATAAGCTTATTGTTAATAATCAAGATATTTTTAATGATGGCAATACTGTTTCGTGGGGTGGAGATACAGATAACTTGGGGAGTCAATTAACTTTTGATAGTATAAAAGAAATTCCTACTGGAACAGTTGTGCAGCTATTTAATGACTCCTTAGAAATTTTTAGAGGAATTGCATTTCATCCAATTAAAAAAAGATGGATATGGAGTTATACATGTCAGGACTATAGTTATTATCTTAAGAATAATAAAATCTCGGTCAAACAATTTTATAATATGAGGGCAGATGATGCTATAAGATCCTTAGCTAATGAAGCGTATTTAATCTGTATAATAGTAGACATGCCAACTCCTATAAGCAAAACTTATTCGAATACTACTATGGATAAAATAATAGACGACATTTTAGAACAAGCTAAAAATGACCAGGGAGCAACATATTTTAAAGAAATAGAAGGTAATATTTTATATATTAGAAAGCTTTCAGAAATGAAAATTAATCCTAAAATAATTTTACCTAAGCAAATAGATATAGATATGTCAATGGAGAAAATGAAAAATAGGATAACTGTAACAAGTGGAAATGATGATAATGCAAAAATAGAAGCTACAGCAGAAGATACAAGTCAACAAGGATTCTATGGAGTTTTAAGTGATAATTTCACTGTAGACGATAAAAATATTGCACAAGCTCAAAATATTGCTAATAATGCTTTATCAAATAGTAATAAAATAGAATATTCATCTACTTTAAATGATATGATAGCACTTAAAGATGGAGATTTAATAAAGCCTAACAGAATGATTTATTTACAAGCTGGAAGTAGATTGAATGGATACTATAAAATAAAAAATGCAAATCATAAATTACAAAATGGATTGCATAAGGCAAGTATTACAATTGTTTGGTAGGTGAACAAATGGATAAATATGATGTTGGAATTATGAAATTATTTAGGGAAAGAGATAATAAAGATCCAGATGAAGCTAAAATAGGCAAAATAATTTCATTGAATCCTATGAAGGTATCTTTATTTGGAGGGGCAGCTATATTTATAGAAAATGATGATCATACTCCTCTCTATGTATGTGAGGATCTAAGAAAAATAACTGGAACTATAGAAATTGAAGGCAATGAATCTAAAAATTTTATTATAACAAGAGAACTAAATAATGGGGATAGTGTTTTATGTATTCCCATTTCAAATGGTCATGCTTATGTTGCAGTAAAGAAAGTGTAAAAGAGGTGATATAGTTTTGTTTCCGAATCAAGAAGTAGTTAACACAATAGACAAATTAGATGATACAAATTCAATAAGTAGTAAAGGTAAATCTCCATGTTTCAATTTTGAAACAGGAGATTTTTATGTTAAAGATGGAAGGGTAGAAATAATAAGTAAGCACGAGGCTTTAAAGCAATGGATTCAAAAAACTATTAGAACAGATAAAAACAAATACAAAATATATAATACAAACAATACTGAAAAATATGGTGTTGATTCGCTTTTGGATTTAATAACAAGCGATTATCCTTTAGCTTATAAGGAAGCGCAAATTCAAATTATAATTACAGAAGCATTATTAAGAAATTCTGATATAAAAGCTGTAAATAATTTTGTGTTTAAAAAGGATAAAAGGTTACTTAATTGCACTTTTGATGTTATTAGTATTTATGGCACAAGCACAGAAAGTGTGGTGAGATAGAAAATGAGCGATAGCAGAGATATTATACAAGCTAGACTATTAAGTAATATAAATGATTCGTACAATAAGTCTGAGGGTGAATTTATGTATGATGCGGAGATGCCAGTTGCAATTGAACTTGAGGGCGCATATACGGAAATTGAAGGCGTATTAGATAAGAGATTTGCAGAAACAGCGACTGGAAAGGATCTTGATAAAGTAGTAAAAGATGTTGGAGTAACACGTAAATTAACAACTCAATCTATTGGGAAAGTTACAATTACTGGAGTAGTCGGTTCCCTTATAAATAAAGGTGAACTCGTAGCTAGTGATAGTGTTAGCTTTGAATTTACAGAAACATTGGTTGTACCTGAAAGTGGGAGTATAGATGTTTCAGTAAAATGTGTGAAATACGGTGAAGTAGGCAATATACCGGTTGGGGCTATTAAATATTTTCCAAAGACACTTTCAGGACTTCAAAAAGTGATTAATAAAGAATCTATTTCTAATGGATATAATGAGGAGACAGATGAAGAGTTAAGAAAAAGATATTATGCCAAAATTCAGACTCCTGCAACGTCTGGAAATAAATATCACTATAAAAATTGGGCATTAGAGGTAACAGGTGTAGGAGATGCAAGAGTTGTACCACTTTGGGCAGGAAACGGGACTGTAAAAGTTGTTATTATAAATTCTAATAAGACTGGAGCAGATAAAACATTAGTAGATAGTGTAAAAAACTATATTGATCCTGTTGATGGAATGGGTGAAGGGCAAGCACCGATTGGGGCAACTGTGACAGTTGTTTCAGCGATTGAAAAAGCAATAAATATAACTGCAAATGTGAGTATAAATAATGGATTTAATCTTGGAATAATACAAACAACTTTTAAGACGTTGGTACTAGAGCATTTACAAAGTATTTCATTCAATGCTTCATATATAAGTATAGCAAAGATAGGAAAAATATTATTAAGTACTGAAGGAGTCATGGATTACTCTGATTTGAAAATTAATGGTACAACATCAAACATTAATTTAGCTGATGAAGAAATTGCAGTAATGGGAAATGTAAATTTGGGGGTGATGTGAGTTGAATGTAACTAAATTCTATGAGAAACTCAATAAACTTGAAAATAACATATATGTAATTGAGGAAGTTGTTGAAGTATTAAATGGCGTTTATGAATCAGAGCTACAACATGATAATGTAAATCTAAAGACATTGAATGTTTATACAGGAAGTAAACTTACAGGAAATAAGATTGAAGCATATTTTACATCAACTCCATCATTAACTCCATGGAAAACAATAATTAAAATTTATTCTAATGTAAGTCCGATTTATATAAGCTATGAAACATCAGGAGATCAAGTTGAAGCAGGAGATATTAATAATCTTCAAGATGCAGTTGTTGAAACTCAAGAAAATCTTAATAATGAAATTAATAGAGCTATAGGCGCTGAAAAAGTTCTGACTGATAATCTAAGTTCAGAAATATCAAGAGCAAAAGGTTCAGAAAATATATTAACTAATAATTTAACTAATGAAGTTAATAGAGCAACAGCAGCGGAAAACTCTTTAAATAATAACATTAATTCAGAAGTAAATAGAGCTAAATCATCTGAAGGTACTTTGACAGCTAATCTTAACTCCGAAGTAACAAGAGCTACGAACGCAGAGAACACCATAACCAATAATCTTAATTCTGAAATTACTCGTGCTAAAGCCGCAGAAAATACACTAACAAATACAATTAATACTAACAAGCCTAATTGGGATGATAAATATACAAGGAATGAAGTTGATAATAAAATAAGCCAGGTTGTTAGTAATATGGATTGGAAGGAATCTGTAGCGACTTATGCTGATATAGCAACAACTTATCCAACACCTGATGATGGATGGACAGCGAATACAAAAGATACAGACATTACTTATAGATATAATGGAAGTGCATGGATACCTATATCAGCAAATTCAATACCTCTTGCAACTTCAAGTGTTGATGGTAAAATGTCTAAAGCTGATAAGTCTAAATTAGATGGTATTGCTGCTAATGCAAATAATTATGTGCATCCTGCTAATCATCTGGCTACTATGATAACAGAAGATACAACCCATAGATTTGCAACAGATACGGAAAAGTTAAATTGGAATACTGCATATACAAATAACCATATCCATAGCAATAAATCTATTTTAGATGCAATTACGCAAGTATTAATTGATAATTGGAATAGCGCATATACACATATTAGTGATACCATCAGACACATTACCAGTAATGAAAGAACCTTATGGAATACTGTAAGTAATAAGGTTGATAAAATTACTGGAAAAAGTTTATCAACAAACGATTTTGACAATACTTATAAATCTAAAATTGATGGTATTAGTAGTAATGCTAATAAAGTTGAAGTAAGTACAACCAATGGAAACATAAAAGTGGATGGTACTGAAAAAACAGTTTATGTACATCCTAGTGGTACTAATCCACATGGAACAACCAAAGCTGATGTTGGCTTATCTAATGTTGATAATACAAGTGATTTAAATAAACCTATTTCAACAGCGGTTCAAAGTGCTTTGAATGGTAAAGCAAATAGCTCTCATACTCATGATGATAGATACTATACTGAAACAGAGGCTGATAGTAAATTTGCGACTAAAGATGAAATATCTACTGCAGGTTATGGAGATATGCTGAAGAGTGTTTATGATAAAAATGGTGATGGTGTTATAGATAATGCAGATACTGTAGATGGAAAACATGCTAGTGATTTTGCTCCTAGTGGGTATGGGTTAGGTGGAAAAGGCCAAAGATTAAATACAAGTACTGATTTGAATAATATAATAGCTAATGGTTGGTATGACGTGCAGAATCCTGTAAATGGGCCGTATACGAGTGGATGGTTTAACTTCATGGTTATATGTAGTGGAGATCAAAGCTATTTAACACAATTAGGATTTGGAATGACTGTTAATATAGGACACGTTTATATACGAACTAAGAGTGGAAGCTCATGGTCAGCATGGATAGAACTCTACTCAAATTCAGTCAAACCAAGTGCATCAGATGTAGGGTTAAGTAACGTTGATAATACAAGTGATTTAAATAAGCCTATTTCAACAGCAGTTCAAACTGCTCTTAATGGTAAAGCAAATAGCGCACATACACATAATTATGCGGGGAGTTCAACTGCTGGAGGTTCCGCAAACAGTGCTGTTAAATTAGATACTGCAAGAAAAATAAATGGAATTAATTTTGACGGTAGTGGTGATATAACAATTAATGCAATTCCTAGTGGTAAAACAATAGATGGCAATTTTATGTCTAGTTTTAGAAGTCAAGTGAAAGGGGATACAAACTCAGGAGACTTTCTTGCAAGTATTAGAAATGATACTGCTAATGTAGATAGTTCACCACAGTTTGGTTCAGGGATTGGTTTTGGAAGAGGAGATACAAATGGATATTTGTACATGAATTATAGCAGTGCATTTGCTTTTGTAGGTGCAGGAAATGCTGGAAAACTAAATTGGATAAAGCAATTAGCGTTTATAGATTCAAATGTAGCATCTGCAACAAGGGCAAACCAAGATTCTGATGGAAAACAAATTAATACTACTTACGTCAAGAAAAATTGCACATGGAATGATTTAAAGGGGGTATAGCATGAATTATGGTACAACCCAATATGGAATTAATGAAGAAGATAACATAGATGAGATAAAACTAATATCACCTGATCTCATGAAATATATGCCCGACTATTATATTACATCTAAAGTTATGAAGGAATTAGAAAATTCTAATTCGCTGGAGCTTGGAAGATTAAATTATAAAATTAGAGATATAAAGAATCAGCTTTGGATAGATACTGCAACATGGGGTCTTAGCTACTGGGAAAAGGAATATGGAATTGAAACTAATTTATTATTAGGGTATGAACAAAGGCGAGAAGTACTTAAGGCTAAGAAAAGAGGGCAAGGCACAACAACTAAACAGATGATTAAAAATGTAGCTGAAACTTTTTCTGGGGGAGAAGTAAACATAATACAAGATAATCCTAACTATGCTTTTGTAGTTCAATTTGTTGGAGTTAAGGGGATACCAAAAAACATGCAGTTATTTAAAGATATGCTGGAAAATATTAAACCTGCACATCTAGGATACACGATTAAATACACTTATACTGTTTGGAATGTATTAAAAGAAAATAAATTAACATGTAACAATGCAAAATTGAAGACATGGGATGAGTTAAAAGTTTATGAATAGAAAGGGTTGATTAAATGTTAACAACAACAAATTATGGATTGAAAAAGCCAGAAGGAACCGATGTTGTAAATATAGATGATTTTAATGGTAATGCTGATATTATAGATACAAAGCTAAAAGAAATTAACTCAGCATTACCTCTTAAAGCTCCACTAGATTCTCCAGGGTTAACAGGAGCACCAACAGCACCAACTCAAACTCCAGGAGATAATAGTACCAAAATTGCTAATACTGCTTTTGTAACTATAGCGATAGCGAACAAAACAAGTGTAAGTGGAAATGCAGGAACAGCAACTAAGCTACAGACACCGAGAAATATAGCATTAGCTGGAGATGTTACTGGTTCAGCCAACTTCGATGGATCAGGAAATATATCGATAACAACTACTGTAGCAGATGATAGTCATAATCACATTATAGCTAATGTAGATGGATTACAAAGCGCTTTAGATGTAATAGATACGCACTTGTCAGAATTGGCGAATCAATATGAAGAAGGAACATTTACTCCATATATAACTGGCGCAACTAATTCTGGTACTTTTGTACCGGTTTATTCAGACCAGAATGGAAGTTTCATTAGACAGAATAAACTTATTACTTTTAAACTTAAAGTAGTGCTTTTATCATATACTGGGGCTTTTAATGGCAATTTAAGAATAGCAGGATTGCCATTTGCAGCCGTTAGTGATGGGGTTAATGTTCCTTTATCGGTAAGTGATTTAAATAATCTTGATATGGATACTAATGCAAAATTTGTAACAGCACAAGTTATGAACAGTTCTTCAGCTATAGCATTGTTGCAACCAACAGATAATTCATCAGGTATATCAGTTGCTAATGCAAATTTAGGCCAAACATTTACAATTACAATAACAGGCCAATATAAAAAAGCGTAGGAGGGAAAATTATGAAAGAAAAAATAATGTTAGATACACTTACTAAAGATAGTGTAAATATAAAAAAACAAAATTATGTAACCGTAGATGGTAAAGAATATTTAATAGGTAACTCATGGTATAGAGGATATTCTAATTCAACACAAGGTAGAACACAAGTGCAAGTAGAAGTTACAGAACCCTATCTGAGTGCTATTTTAGCAATGTGGGGAGACAGCCCAACTGTTGCAGATGATACACAATAGGAAAAAGGGGCGTAGAAAATTAAATAAAAATAAAGCAATATTAAGGGCTCTTAGGAGTTCTTTTTTGTTGCTTAAATTTACAGAAAGAAGGTTAATAATGGAGACAATAAGCATTGCATTAATATGCACGCTATTAGGAGTTACTATAAGCTATGCGACTTTTCAATTAAATAAAGGTAACTCAATACGAGCAGAAACTAAAGAAGGTGCCATAATGGCAGCCAAACTTGATTTTATATCTCAGGGCGTAAATAATATTCAAGTTAAAATGGAAGCTCAAGAAGGAAAATTAAGTCAAATAAATGAAAGAGTTGCTAGGGTTGAGGAATCAACAAAATCAGCTCATCACAGATTAGATAATATAGAAAAAGGAGAAATGTAAAATGAAAGAAGTATTGATTAGTCAAGTTGCACCAGTGGCGGCTACTGCGGTAGTAGCAATTTTAGTAGCACTTATTAAAGCTGTTGGAGGTGCAACAATAGAAGTATTAGCCAAAAAGAAAGAAGAAATTGAGCAAAAAATCAAAGCAACAGGACATGAAGAAGAATTAAAAACAGCAAAAGAAGTATGGGGTATTATAGAAGAAAAATATAGAATTACAGAAAATGCAAATCAAGTTTTAGGATCTAAATCAAATGAGTTCGATAAATTATTACTTAAAAGAATACCAGGACTATCTCAAGAAAATCTCAATGATTTAAGACAAGCTATAGCAGGACAAGTTAACGTTGGAAAGCAAGCTATATTAACTAAAGAAGATGCAATAAAGCAATTGCAACATACTAATACCTTATTACAATCAGAGAATAAATCTCTTAAAGAGCAATTAAATAAAGTTCAAACTTTAGTAGGCACAACAAAAACAGAAAGTAATTAATTAAAGGTGTTCGCCAAGAACACCTTATTATATTTTATTGAAGAAGGGAATTGATTTTAATGAAAATTGGACTAAGAGCAGGACATAGTGAAAATTGTACAGGAGCAATAGGAATTGTTGATGAACATGAGCAAATGAAAAAGTATTATGCAGTAGTTAAGTCGGTATTTGAAAAGTACGGCCATACTGTTATAGATTGCAATTCAAATGCTAATACAGAGGATGGAGAGTTAAGTGAGGGAGCAAATAAAGCTAATAACAGTAATGTAGACTTTTTTGCTAGTCTGCATATGAATTCTTTTAATGGTCAGGCAAAAGGGACAGAAGTATTAGTTTCTAGTGAATCTAGTAAAGCATATCCAGTAGCGCAAAGACTTGTAGATAATTTTACTGAGTTAGGTTTTTATAATAGAGGTGTTAAATTTCAAAAGCTTTTTGAAATGAATCATATATTAGCACCAAATATTATTTCAGAAATCTGTTTTTGCGATTCTCAGGAAGACATTGATATATATAATAAATACTCATGGGAGCAATTAGCATATGTGTTTTGCAACGCAATAGATTCTAATATACCTAAGGAAGTTTCTAGTAGTGAAAATAATAGAAAATATTATGTCGTAACCAATTATTTGCCTGTAGCTTATACAGGATATGATGGAGTAGATATTAATTATATATTGAGTTATTTTAATGATATTAAATGTTATGTAAGAGGCAATGAAAAAGGTATTTGGATAGAAACAGAATATCTAAGATTAGATAAATGTAATGAGCTTAAAAAAATTCTTGGAAGTTGGTTCTATGAAATAAAAGGGGAATAGTGCATAAAAAAATAAAACCAGGGAAATCTATTATTGTCGAGATAATATAAATGCCTGGTTTTACTATATGTAAAAGGGGATAATCCCTTCTTACATATAGTATTATATCCATGTATTTTATTAACTATACACTTTTTTATAAAAAAATAAGGCAGCAACAAAAGTTACCACCAATATCTGCAAGTATTAGTATAGCTTATTGCTTCCTTAAATACAAGGAGTGATTAAGTGTTAAATGAAGAGTTAGCAATAAAAATTCTCGGGAGAATAACATTGCTTTTCACAGAGTTAGAAATAAATCTATCAAAGCAGCTAGAATTGAAGAAGGAATTGGATGAAATACTATATGATTATGAAATAACAAGTAAATGTACAGAATTAACCACAAGTGATATAAAAGGAAAAGCAAAGCTATATATTGCTTGCAAAAAATTAGAAGGATTAAGTAATAAGACATTATATAATTATGTATTGTTTTTAGAAAAATTAGATATGTTTTTTAATAAACCATGCTCTACTATAGGAACTATGGATTTAAGAATGTTTTTAGCTGCATATAGTAAAGATAAAGCAGCTGGTACCACAAATGGATATATAACAATGCTTAAAGGTTTCTTTGGATGGCTACAGGCAGAAGAATATATTCTTAAAAATCCAGCCTTTCAATTAAAGCAAACAAAAGTGCCTAAAATAATTTTACAAGGGTATAAAGCAGATAACTTAGAAAAACTAAGAGAAGCTTGTGTAACGGAAAAAGAAAAATGTTTATTCGAGTTGCTGGATAGTACAGCTTGCAGAATAGGAGAAATAGACGAGGTGAAAATAGAAGACATTAATTGGCAAGAACAAAGTATAATTGTTACTGGTAAAGGAAGCAAGGAAAGAATTGTTTATTTTTCTACTAAAGCAAAATTACATATACAAGCCTATATTCAAAACAGATCAAATGGATATTTATTTATTTCAGATAAAGCTCCATATCAACATATTAAGGTTAGAGCATTGCAACTTATTTTATTAAGGATTAAAAAAAGAACAGGTATAGCAGAGCGTGTACATTGTCATAAATTTAGAAGAACTCAAGCAACTTATCTTTTAAATTCAGGAATGACAATTCAAGGGGTACAAAAAATATTAGGTCATACAAGTCCAGAGACTACTCAAAGGTATGCTCAACTTTCTCAAGAAAACCTTAAAAATGAGTATAAGAGATTGGTTCACTAATATGTATATAGAAATTACTATTTTTAACTATATTAAATTTGTTTGACAAAATCTCCATGTTATATACAATTAATATATAAAAATATTTAGGGGGGAATAATGATGGCGAAAATTATAAACTGTAAAACATGTGGCAAGGAAATAGCAAAAAATGCAAAGATATGTCCAAGTTGCGGAGCAAAAAATAAAAAGCCTATTTTTAAAAGATGGTGGTTTATATTAATTGTTCTGGTAGTTATAATAGGTGCTTTGGCATCAGGAGGAAACAAAGATAAGAATACAACAGATGAATCTCAAAAAACTACTAACACATCAACTACTAATGCAAACAAAGATGGACTTAAACAAGAAAATGGGAAAGATACTACAGATGAGAATATACCTAAGGAATATCAAGCAGCATTAAAAAAAGCAGATAGTTACGCTAACACAATGAATTTTTCTAAAAAAGCCTTGTATCACCAATTAACATCAGATGCTGGGGAAAAATTTACTGAAGAAGCTGCACAATATGCTATAGACAATGTAAAAGCAGATTGGAAAAAGAATGCATTAAAAAAAGCGGATAATTACGCTAATACAATGAATTTTTCTAAAAAAGGCTTATATCATCAATTAACATCAGATGCTGGGGAAAAATTTACTGAAGAAGAGGCACAATATGCTATAGACAATGTAAAAGCGGATTGGAAAAAGAATGCATTAGCAAAAGCTAAAATATATCAAAGTGAAATGAATATGTCTAAGAGTTCTATAAATCACCAATTGGTGTCAGATGCAGGAGAAAAATTTACTGAAGAAGAAGCACAATATGCTATAAATAATTTAGAAAATTAAAAATAAAAGACGTGGCAATTTTTAATATAACTGTTTGCCACATTTTTTATATATTAATGAATATTATGCCTATGGCTTGATATATTTGTTGTGAGCGATATTGTGTACGGTTCGCCTCCACCATAAAATCCACGACCATTTGTATGTGGCTTAAATAGCTGCTTACAGATGGTCGTGTTTTTTTGGTTACGGGGTAGCACCACCGTGAGTATAGGGATAATTTTATTATAGAAAACTTTAAAATTATTATTAAATCATAAGTGTAGCTGTTCTCTATAATTCGTTTTTTTTAAAGCTATAGAAAACAATAATACTTATGATTTTATCTAGAATATATATTTTTGGAAATTAATTAAATAGGTGATTTTATAATATAGTTTATAGACACCACATGGTAATAGAAATAGTATAATTACTTATTAAGTCACTATATATTCTATGACCCAATTAGTTTTGATTAATATTTTTCAATCTAAAAATCCAATTTGTTCAATGGACTTTTATTTTTTTCAGCGAAGATAAGTATGAAAAACTGGAAGAACAACGTTTCCGTTTTCAATATCTTCACAAAGTTTTTGAATGGTCATCTATTTTCGTTCCTTACTAGGGTAAAAATTTGCTTTTTTCATAAGTTGCTGCAATTTTAAATTATTTTTCATGAAAATAAAATTCTTCCAAGATTATTTACTATATTTTTATTAATATGTAAAGTATACATTAGGATTATAATTTTTATGAAAAGTTAGAAAATTGATGAACTGGAAAAAAGTTTATAGTATAATATTATTGTAGATTTTGGAAGATGGGTTGAAAAATATTGGTGTTAAAGGTAGATTGTGTAGGGTTGTGTTAAAGAAAAAGATTATTATTGAAGTACAAAATGATTATCAATATAGCAATAGTTATATATGCTTATTAATGCAATTAAATTGGAATATAATTGAAACTTTCCTATTAAAAGATGATAGTTTAATTCATCAACTAAGTAAAATTGTTAATGATTATATAGTGAGGAACTACATAATTTTGCTAGAAATTTTTGATGAAAACAATTTATTTGTAAATGCCTTTAGGGAAATAATATATATTTATTATTTCCTTATAGAAAAATATGAAGAAAAGAAACTTGCTATTGAAATAATAATAACAACTTATTATGTACTCAATGAAAAAATAGAAACTTTAACTAATGATATGACAGAGCAAATGTTTATAGATAATTACATATCTCAGGAATATAAAGAAAACATAATTTGCATTATAAAAGAGACTAGTGAAAGTTTAAGTGATTTGTATACAGATAGAAAAAAATTAATGAGAAATAAGTTCAATTTAATAGATAAAACTCTTGAATTTATATCAGAATATAGAAATCAAATTTATAGTAATATGTTCTTCATTGATGATAATAATGAAGCAAGAAAAAAAGTTTTTATAAGTTATACACATAAAGATAAAGCAGTAGTGTATAGTGTGAAAAATTGCTTTAAGTTGTCAAAGTTGAAAATATGGTTTGATGAAGATAATATACTACCAGCACAGAAAATAAGTGAAGAAATTAAAAATGGAATTGAAAATTCGGACTATTTTTTAGTGTTCGATTCCGAAAATTCAAGAGATAGTGAATATGTAAAGCTCGAAATTGATTATGCAACAAAATGCTTTGAAAAGTTTGGTAGACCTAAAATTATTCCAATACTAATTGGTGTCGATAAGCCAATTAATGAAGAAATCACAAATACAAAAGGCATTACTTTTACAAATATTGATGAGACTGCTGCAAAAGTATGTAAAGCTATTGATTCTAGATATATCGAAATTAATACATTTGAATTTAATGCATTGATTAAGTTAGTTAATGAATTTAGAGATGCCGTAGATTATACTTGGGCAGATCCGAATATGGACTTAGGAGAAGGCGATTTTGAAATGTATGAAATGCTAGAACATACTATTAATAGTAAATGGATAATGTGCATAGATGAAATTGATATTAGTTTTATTAGAAAGTCGAATAATAAAATAGAATATGACTATGAATTTTATAATTCTGATAGGGTAACTTGTATTGGGGCATTTAAAATAAATATTATACTTAAAATTTTAGATAAAATAATTGAAAATTGCAGTGAAGATATATACAAAGAATATATATCTTATATTTATAAAGTTTAA